TATCTTGCTCCAGTCGGTGCTAATACAATATGAGATGTCTTCGTCATCATCATTGGTCATTGAGCCACATGCAAACGCTTCCTTTGGCACGGCTGGTTTATACTTCTCAAAGAAGTCGTCACTATCTTCAATCATGTTTTGATCTCCTCAATGATTACGTCATCATGTCCTTTAGCAATCCACTCATCTGCGTGTTGCTTTGCTCGTGAATAGTCTTTGTAGTAGTCGTCTACACCACCAACCCAAACTATCCATCTCCAACCCTGTTGGTATTCTTTAGACATAAATACCTCCATCTTGTTTTGCTTTGTCGATGAAGTAAGACATTGGTTCAGTCGTGCTAAAGTGATAGTCACGCTCAACACCTAGTCCAAATGGTGGGATTTTTAATCCCTTGAGTTCTTGGCTATCGACATAGCCTAGCTCTGCACCATGTCCTAAGTCGCACAACCCAAAGAAACATTCGTTGTCTGGATTGTATTCGTTGAACAACCATGTCGCTGAACCACCAAAGAACTTGACGACTGGTGCGTTGTCTTCGTTCTCGTCCTTGAAATTAGCTACGAGTTGCCGTAGCTGGGCATCAGTTAAGAATTTCTGCATTGTTGTTTGCCTCCGTTAGCATTGTGTTGGGGTTTGGGTGTTCTGTTGGGTTGAGCCATAGCACTAGCCAACTCCAACCTTTTATGTCTTCGTGTTCGTTGTTAGCTGAAGCACTCTCTCTGATGGCAAAGTCTTCAGCATCTTCGTGATGATCGAATGATCCGTAGCCTGTGACATTGTCTTTGTCAGGGCTTAGTATTAAAGCTATATACATTCTTCCTCCTCGTTTAACTCGCTGAACATTGTTAATCCAAAGTCGTAGCCTTGCTTGTAGTAGTGAGAGAACAACTTTGATTGGTCTCGGTTGCCGTGTATCAATCCATCAGCAACTCCGTCCTTGAAAAGATTGAGATATGTCTGTCTCTTCTTCTCGGTTGGTGTTGCGTTCATTACCAAGTACCCGATACTGGTGTGTATGGAATTAGTAGGCACTCGCCAGTCGTCCATGTTCTATCGCTGAAATAGATTGGTTCTCCACATTGCATCAGCCAGTTGATGCCCAGTAATGCAATGAAGAAAGCCATTAAGATTGTTAACAAGACTGATGCGACTACCACATGGATAGATGTCTTGTGTTCGATAGGTGTTGGGTACTTCAAGACTGGTCTCTTGGGCATGAGTGACCCCTTGTTGTTGATGTAAAGCACATCATTGATTGGTTCAGCTAACTCAATATCCCTTGCACGATGATCTTGAGTAGCCACTCTAGGTATTCTATTTGGGTTANCCATTCTAACATTCTCCCATTCCTTTATNATGTTTAAGATGTTGCACAGATNNGTNNTAGTTGTCAACGAGATAGTGTTAATAGTACACCATTGAACTCTGGCTCTGGTCNCTTCCTTGACAAGCGATAGAACGTAACGTCCATTGGTGTNGCACATTCTGCTGACTGCCAGTACACACTTTCATTGGTTGATGGTCTGCGAAAAGACTTTGCAATCTTTCCACGCTTGATTGTGATGACTTCGGTTATGTCATCTCCCTTGTAGTAACTCATTTGAATGAGACCGAGAGTTGCTTGGTCAAGCCACAATGCTTGATGTCCTTGGCGATTGACCTAGACTTGTAGCCGTTGGTGTTGACGATTGTTGTACCACCACATGCAACGACACCAAACGACATGAAACCTATGTCATCTTTGTCGTAGCCGTGATGCTTGAGTATTGTCTCCAATGCTCGTTGGGATTTAGGGTGCAACTTCTTGTTGCTCTTGATTGTTACGCTCATTTGTGTCCTCCTTTGAAACGTAGCCGTTGTTAAGATAATCACATCTTTGATCTGCTCTTGATCGCTGAAGAAAGATGTCTGCTATTTCGCCAGTCGTTACTCGTCTGATGGCGAAACCTTTTCGGGGATACCGATCAATGACTTGCCACATTAAGACTGCTCATTTTCCTTGCGTATCTTCACGGCAATCGGTGTCTCATCTGTGTCGTAGATGAGCTTGAGGTTATCCATGATGGCATCAACCTGAACATGGGTTCCTTTGTTGTTGGTGATGAAGTGCATGAGCGACTGATAAAAGTCCATCGCTATGTCGTAGTTTGATGAGGTCTCAAGGTGGTCAAGTTTAGCCATTGGTTTTTCTCCCTATGAATGGATTGCGAACAGGCATTGGTGGTCTGCTCGGTTTGATGTCAGTCGAGATGTCGAAGTATTGGAAGTTGAAGCTCCCAGTTGTGAACGACTTTCGCTGACGAGTTTCGAGTGAAGTCGGTCTGTTGTTGACTGGCATTGAGTTCCAGTTGAAAGTTCTTTTGCTCATATTGTGTCCTCCTATGAACGATTGAATGGTGACTGCCATCATCAGATGGTGTCCATCACGACACCATGACCACTAGGGTTTCGGCACAAAAAAAAACCCAGAGTGAACACATTGGTTCACCCTGGGGATTAGGGGATTACGTTGGTTGATTACTTGGCTGTAAGCATAGCGAACAACTTGTCGAGCTTTTGCTCGATAGCATCAATCCTTGCATCAGCCATAGGCTGAGACTTTGGAGCAATCTTGGTAGCCTTTGGCTTGGACTTTGGCTTGACTGCACCGAAACATGCAATGCCGTAGGCATCGATGAGTTTGATTTGCTCTTTGGCGTAGCCAGCCCTCTTTGTCGCAGCTTGGGATTGCTTGGCTTTGCCATTGGCTTTGTGGTTCTTGGCTTTAGCCAAGTTAGTGTCGGTTCTCTTCGAGAAGAACTCTCTCAGCTTGACGGCATCAGCTTTGCTGATTGTCAAACCCTTTGGGTCATAGTCGTTGAGTTGTTCGCCGATCATCTTCGATGATGTGTTTTCCAAAGTGACTTCGTCACCATTGATGTCAAACACAGTTTGATCGATTGAAGCACCCGAAGGGTAGGTTTTGGTGTCATTTCTGACAAAAGTTACAGTAGTCTGCATTGAACTCTCCATGAGTTGTTGGTTGAAGTTAAATCGAAAATGAAAATCAAATTCGACACCCCCAACTCTCTCCTACCTCTCCTTTAGGAGAGGGACGACTGGATCGATAAGTGGCTGATATGATTGCCGAAGTGTTCTGTAACACCATTGAAACCTAGAGTTACTAGACAGTTTTGAAAACATTAAGGGGAAAATATCCTACTATGGGACTACAATCTTCAACAATATCAAGCACTTATACAGCTAGTTTGTCATTAGTTAGCCTTTTAGCTGAGATAGGGGGGGTACAAAGCCGTTTCGCCGTCCAGCTTCGTGTAGTGCCATGTCCTACAATCCGAATTTTCGCACCACAAAATGAAAACCTTGTGAGGAATATTGCACATGGCTAACGTAAGAAAGAACCCAAGCCCAACAGTAGGTACTGGTTTACCACCAGTAACTCCATTGGAAGTCGATAGAGTAAGACGATCCACATTAGATATTGTGCGTAAGCAAATGCCTGTAGTACGAGAAGTATTAGATGGCAGACGGGAATGGAACAACCAACAGGTTAGAGTGTTTGGCATGTTGCTTAACAAAGTCATGCCTGACCTACATCATTCCTTTAATGAACACACAGTCGAAAACAAACAAGTGCACGAGCTTACTTTTGATGAGCTTAATGAAATAGCAGCACAGGCAAAAACAGCAGTAGAGGAAGATGAAAATGACACTAACGCCACAACAAGCAGCGAAACACCTACTGAAGATACAGGGAGCTAGAAATGGATTTGAAGGATTTGTTAGGGCGTTGTACCCAGACTTTGAGCTTGCTGGCTTCCAGCTTGAGCTTATCAAAACTCTGGATGCTCTTGAAAAAGATACGCTCGGTTGTCGCAGAGTTCTTATCACGATGCCTCCAAGACATGGCAAGAGTTGGCTCGCAAGTACGCTCTTTCCTGTCTACTATCTTAGCAAGAAGCCTAATCGCAATGTCCTTGCTACCTCATACAACCAAGACTTGGCAAAAACATTTGGTCGCCAAACTAGAGACCATGCAAGAGAGCCGTTGGTTAAACAGTCTTATCCAGATTTTGCAATGTCTGAAGAAAGTAAAGCAGTGGATGACTGGCGTACAACTCAAGGAGGTTCTTATTACGCCACTGGTATGGGTGGCTCAACTACTGGACGGGCTGCTACATGTCTTCTGGTTGATGATCCAGTCAAAGCCCGTGAAGAAGCTGAGAGTGCTACTCAGCGAAATAAAGCCTGGTCGTATTATGTCTCGGCCTTGTCAACTCGTAAGCAACCTGAACCAGATGGTACGGCTCCGATTGAAATTATTATCCTTACTCGTTGGCATCCAGACGACCTTGCTGGTCGTATCATGGAAACGGAAGATTGGCGAGAAGGTGCGTGGCATCATATCAATTTTCCAGCGATAAAGATTTCCGAAGCTGGCATAAGAAAGTCAGTCGCCCAACTACCAGAAGACGACCCAAGGCATATCCCGACTGGCGACTTGAGCAAAGTTTCGCCAGGGAAAAGATATTACAGGGAAGCAGTCGAAGAAGCGTTGTGGCCTGACAGGTTTCCAGTCGAAGATTTAAAAAAGCGACAACGACTTGACCCAAGAGAGTTTGAAAGTCTTTACCAACAATCACCATTTATCCAAGGTGGTAATCTTATAAAAGCCCAGTGGTGGCAGTCTTACAAAGAGTTACCAGATATAAGCATGGTAATTATTTCTGCTGATACAGCATTTAAAAAGACAGAGACTGCCGACTATTCTGTTATGATAGTCGCTGGTCTTAGTAACAATGGCGACATATATATACTGGACGTAATTCGTGACAGATATGATTTCCCAGAACTAAAGCGTATGGCAGTCGGACTAAACGCCAGGTGGCGTGGTCAAGGGCTTCGAGGTTTTTATGTTGAGGACAAAGCATCTGGTCAATCACTAATTCAAGAACTAAGAACAGAGAGTGGTATCTCTGTAATCCCAGTAAAAGTAACAGCCGACAAAGTCAGCAGAGTTAATGCAGTCACACCATTGATAGAAGGGGGACGAGTTTTTATTCCTGAAAAGGCACAATGGCTAGACGACTTTATGAATGAGATGCAAACATTCCCTAACGGGAAGCATGACGACATCGTGGATGCTCTATCAATGGCTCTTGATGCGTTGGCAAAAATGGGAGGTCAAGCGACACAAATGATTAACTTGCCCATCAACATGAGTAATTCCTTACACGCCTCTTTCGCAAAGCAATCACTAGACAGTTACGGAAAGTCTGAACCCTTTAAGGGTTGGGGAGAACTGTAGGACGACAGAACTTTTTTAAGAGGTTAAATAGAAATCATGGCAAATTATAAGCAAGAAACATCAAGAGACAGTTTAGATTTAATCTGCGATCTCTCTGACCTCGAAAGACCTTTGATGGCTTACGAAGACATCAGTGATATGTTGTCTGATGAGCAAGAGGCTAAGATTGTTGATTACGTTAGAGCTTGTTGCAAGATGTCCCATGATCGTATCTCCCGTAGGTACGACCACTGGCGTGATGCAGATAGAGCACATGATGTGTGGGTTCCGTCAGACGCAACAAAGTTTAGAGAAAAAGCAGTCGTAGCTGATACACGAGCCATTGCAGATACAGTTCTTACATATCTTATGTCTGCACTGTCAGGCAGAAATCCTATGTTCATGCTTGAGGGACTAAACAGAAAGTCCAAACAACCATCTATGATCCTAGAGCGATTGTTACACCAGCACATGCGTAGAACTGCTGGTGAAGCCAAACTAGCTCAGATGTTACTAGACAGTATAAGATATGGCTTCGCACCAACCAAGGTTGTGTGGAACGCTCAGAAGAAGACTAACGAGATGATTAACTATGATCCTCGTAGAGTTTTCCCAGACCCTCGTGTTCAATGGGGTGATTGGGATAGGATGCAGTTTATTGTGTTTACAGATCATGTATCTACAAACGCCTTGATGGGTATGGACATGTATCCAAAGATTGCAAAGTACCCAGGACTAAGACGCAAGCGAGCTACCAAAGAAAGCTGGGAAGCACATAGGTTTGTCAAAGAAGAAGGCAAGGGTCTTAACATAAATCCACAAGACCCATCAGGTGCTGGCAATAGTTTTCACTACTCAATAGATGATAACAGAATTACAGACGAAGCGTGGATACGACTTAATGGTTATGAGATTGGTATGCCACAACTTGGTCAGGTTTGGTTACTTGCCACGATACTTGACGAAGAAGCAGTCATCCGTTTCCAACTTAATCCATACGGCAGACAGTTTCCTGTAGTCATTGGTGGTATATATCACGACAGTCACAAGACTTATGCACAGTCCTTGTACGACTTAATGCTTCCATTACATGAGATAAGCACATGGTTATTGCGTTCTCGTATAGATAACGTACAGGCTGCACTAAGTAATTTGATATTTGTAGACCCAACATCCGTTAGTATTCCCGACTTGATTGACAGAAATCCGTGGGGATTAGTGCGTACTTTGCCAGGAACTAAACCAGGTGATGGTGTGTTTATCGCAGAAGTACCCGATGTTACCAGAGGTCACTGGAATGATATTGGTCAAATGTCAGAACTAAAACAACGTATTAGTGCTGCGTCAGACATGCAACAGGGTATGCCGACTGGAGATGGAATACGATCTGCGACTGAAATCCAACGACTTACACAACTCGGATCACAAAGACTTGGTGTTATCAGTCGTGTTATGTCAGCCACAGCCGTTAGACCTATGGTTCGTATGATGGTTGCTAACCTTCAGGATGCAATCAACATGGAGGGTTCTCTAAGAATTTCAGCAGAAGATAGTCCAGGTAAACTAGCGTCTGTCATATCGGACGACTACCTAGATTTCGATGCTACAATGTTACAAGGAGAAATAGATTATTTAGTTGTTGACGGAACTTTACCAGTTGAGCCGACAAGAAACGCAGAGACATGGATGAACATCTTACAAGTGATGAGCCAGAGTGGTTTGTCTATGGAATACAAGATGGGCAAGATTGCTGAAGAAGCTGTGCGTTCAATGGGTGTGTCAGACTTGGATCAGTTTAAGATTTCTAAGGATGAAAAAGCACAGGGCATGTCGCCATCTCAGGAGATGGAGATGATGGAAAAAGCAAGGGGTGCTTCGGTAATGCCAGCAGAACAGTTACAGCAAGAGGCACAAAAAGGTAATTTGAAAAGAATGGGAGAGTAAGATGCCAACTGAAACTAAAGCAGCAGAACTTGAGCAGAACCTTAGTCTTGATGGGTTGTCCAAGCAATGGATGAAACAGATTGTTAAAGAAGCCATTGAACAGCATGAAATGCGAACAATGCCAGTACCAGCACAGGGATGTGCAAATTGTAGCTGTAAACAACAAATCCAAGAAGTCATGTGGAAACTAAATTCTTTAAATGCTCGATACCATGAGGACGACAAGTATGCCTTAACCAAGGCAAAACTAATAACATTGATGCAAAAGATGGGTATTGAATAAGTAAGGACGACAGATGCCGACCATCAAAGTAAATTTGTATCAACTATAAACGGGAAGTAATATGGCTTTTACAAGACCAACAGGAGAACAAATATCGTTCAGGTCGGCAACGACTGGAACCCATGTTCTTGATACATATCTGGAAGCGTGTGAGAAAGGTGGCTTTACCCTATCTGCTCTTATGGATAATTTGTATGCGTCTGATGGTGGATTAAATCCAACAGCACTAGCTTTCCGTGTTAACCAAACTGCTGGAGCAGACCCTAAACTCCAAGCTAGGTTTGGTAATTTTACTAATGCTAACGATGGGTGGCTTGATACAAACCAATTCTTTTTCAGACAGAAGGGTATTTATGCTTCTGGAGAAAGTTATGAACGACTTGACATGGTTCAAAGTGGTCAAAAGGTTTTAGTTTGTATCACAGCACATACTTCAGCAGCGACAGTAGACAATACAAAATGGGTTGAGTTCTTTGATGGAAACGCAATTCTTTCAGAGATCACAACTTTTAGAACAAACTCAGAGCCACGCTTAGACTTACTTGAGGAAAGTGTCTTGCTTGGTATTAACGTCCTTTGAAGGAGGAAAATAAATGTCCACACAATCTCTAAAAGAGTTAGTTGATGCCATTAAAGTTCAAGGCAAATCACTCGCAAATGCTACAGGAACTTCGGCAGCAACCAGCCGAGACCTAGTTTATTTATCAACAGCAGTTGAACGACTATTTGGTGCAGACGCACTATTGCAAATGGTAGACACAGCTTCTCGACCAGTCGAAAGCGTTGTATGTACCCTTGCAACAGAGCAAGCTCGAACATTAACTGACGAGCAAGTAGCACGAACAGTTGTGAAGCTAACCAACTCATCTGGTACTCACACAGCTACCGAGTATGTTCTTACAATTCCAAATTCAGGTGTGGCGTTTGTGGTGGACAACAAGCTACCAGTTCCTGTGAAATTAAAGACAGACACTCAGACTGCAAACATCCCATCAATCGCAGCCAATACAACTGGTTGGGTTTATTGTGAAGGCACAGTCGTAAGCCATGTGATTGATACAGCAGCCGTGACAGCAGCTATATCAACTCCGACTACGACTGCTGGTGACATGGTTTATCGTGAAGGTGTACCGACACAAACTGTAAAAAACATATCAGTACATGTTCGTAACTATGGTCAAGAAAGTTATTATTATCTACGTCCAGACACAAATGTTGCTGGTAACTTTAGTGCTTCTCACGAGAAGGCTCCTAGCTTTACTATGTATCCTGGTGTGTCGTACATCTTTGACGTTTCAGACGCTAGTAACTCTGGTCATGTATTTTCGTTTTCAACAACATCAGACGGCACACATAATTCAGGTGCAGCTTTAGATAGCTGGGACGCAACATCCTCAGTTCATGTGTCACGCTCTGGTACAGAAGGAACTGTCAATGCAACTGTAACAGTCGCAGTCCCAGCAACTCCTAATGTTTCAACAGTTTATTATTACTCAGGTGGAACAGACAGTGCGACATTCGATACAGTCGGACTAGGTGGACAGATCAGCATTGTAACTGCCACAGGTGTTACACGGCTTCCAATCGGTGAAGATCATAGTATTTTAAGCATCGACAAGTGGACAAACAAGCCAACATGGATGAAGCAAAAAGAGTTTTATCATAATAAAGTCGCTGCCGTTCATGGAGACTTAACTGGTTTATGGTCAGATGGTAAGTTCCGAATGGCTAACATGATTACCGATGCTTCTGCATTTCCTTATCAGGCAAACGTAGGAACATTTGATACTCAAGCACAATCCACTCAAACCACTTACAGAGGTGGTGGTATGCTTCATTATAGCAATGGCTACGTTGAGCCATCTACTTGGGGTGCTGGTTCAGAGGGTGCAACAGGAAGAGGTAACGGAACCGACAACACTAAAGCCTTTGCAACTCCTGGTATTCAGGTCAGTACTTCAGGCTTGGGTGGTCATGGCATTAACGCTGATGAGAAAGATTTACAAAAAAGCGACTGTAAGCAAATGCTAAAAACTTACGCCAACACCTTTCTTGTTTACGCCAATGGTGATGTATATGCCACTGGTCACGGAGATGAAGGCCAAAATGGAGATGGTGCAAACACAGACAGGGTTTACTTTAACAAAGTTAACTTCCCGTCTGACGCTGGCCCTGTCCGATATGTAATAGGTTCTGGTGCTGGTTCAGAAGCATACGGCACAATCTTGGCTCTTATGGAAGATGGAGATGTTTATGGTTGGGGTTACAATGGCCATGGAACTATAGGTATTGGAAACACAACCAACCAGAATACACCACAGAAAATAACCACATTTAACAAAAACGTAAAATCTATTGTTATGTCTGGTGGTCAGTATCCTCATGCTGGTGCTATTACGACTGACCAAAAGTTCTACACTTGGGGTTACAACGGATACGGACAGCTTGGGTCTGGCAATACAACTTTGGCTAACGCACCGATAGAAAGAACCATATCTGGTCAGGTTATTGTAAAAGCAGTTATGTCCCAAAAAGGTTCTTATGGTGCAACTCATGTTGTATGTGCGTCAGGGCGAGTGTACGCATGTGGTTATAATGGGTATGGTCAACTAGGTGTGGGTAACGCATCTCAGCAAAACTCCTTTACACAAGTTGTTGGTGGACTTGGAACCGATACAAACAAATATGTTATAGATTTGTTTGCTCCTCAAGGCCACTTCGGTAATACATTCTATGTAACTAATGACGGAAGAATGTGGCACGCTGGACGTAACTATAGGGGTGAGGCTGCTACTGGAGATGGTGGCGTACAACACAATACCCCAGTTATTTGTAACGACCAATTAACTTGGTGTTCAGATGTTGTGAGTTCTGCTAACACAGACAGCACTACATATCCATATGCATGGAACCACTTTCTGGTACACAAGACAGTAGCAGACCGAGCCATGAAGAAGAACGGATTTGTTTATACTGCTGGGTACTCTATAGCCACACTCGGTTACACTAACCCACCAACTAACACAGATACTCCAAAGCCAATCCAGTTACCTCAAGGTGCTCAAGGAAAGATCATAGGTTTGTCCAACTGGGGTTATCACTCATCCTCTACTCAAGAAGGTTGTGGTGGAGCTTTGGATAGCGATGGTAACTTCTATATCTGGGGCAGAGAATATAGTGGAAGTCTAGCTGGGTTTGCAGCAGACCAATATGTTCCACATAAAATGACACCATAATTAAAATATTAAGGAGAAGAAAATGGCAACAGTATTATATAAAACTCCAAAAGAAGATTGGGGAAACCCGACTTGGGATAGCGAGAAGGTTAAGTCTATTATGGAGTTTGAGGGTCACTACTACCATGCAGTAGATAGTACCTACGCAACTGCTGATGGTGGCTTTGAAGACATTGTTCCAGAAGCTACTGCGACTTCTAACAAATACTTGTTAAACCGAGCTATTGCCTTGTCTCCTAAGATCAATGGTGACGCTGATAAGGCTTCGGCAATGGGTATTAGTGATGGTGGTAATGCTTCTGCAATCGCTACTGACAAAGCTGCATACGAAGCTGAGTAGATAGATCATGGTTGATCTAACGGACAAACAGCTTGAAGCTATGTTGGAAAGGTCAGCCGAGTTAGGTGCTCAGAAAGCCCTGGCGAAAGTCGGACTGTCTGATGACCTGGATGCTGCCAAAGATATTCACGACTTACGGCAGTTAATAGATGGCTGGAGAGATATTAAATCTACTGCTGTCAAGACAATGGTTCGATGGGTTGTATTAGCCTTACTTGGCTGTATCTCTATCGGAGTATATATGAGCATTAATAAATGACGAAAAAAGAACAACACGATATTTTAGTTGAGTTCAAGAAGTCTAGTGCATGGACTGTACTAGAAAAAGAAATGAGGGATGCAATAATACAAGCTGCCCTTCAACTCACCGAACAAGGTGGGAATATGACTACAGACGAAATACACTTCAGGCGTGGTGCGATGTGGGCTGCTCAGAAGTTTTTAGACCTACCTAGTAATTTAGTCTCACGACTAGAGAACGACTTGCTGCTGGATGCTGCTCAACAAGGTAAACCAATTACATCAAAACTAAACAGTGACGCTACGGCTTCAACTTTAAATTAATCTCGCTACGGCTAGAAGGGAATACAAAATGGCAATCGATCCAAACGCAGACAAGGCAATGATGGATGCAGTCGCATCTCAACAATTAGGACAAGCAAACGTAGACGCTGGAGCACCTCCTCCTGGGGCAGTTCCTCCACAAG